TGCGGGTAATTTACTGATATCTACATTTAAATTCATATAAAAATTTTATAAAATTTTTTGCATCATCATATGATGTTCAATAAGTTTTTAACAGCCTTGTCTCTCTAAATCAAGCAATTCAACCTAAAGTAGTGGGACCCCTTTTTAAAAAAGGGGGATCGACCTTTGTGTTGCGAAGTTGTTTGGAATTGGGTTTGGTACCTCTATTGATCTATGGTCCATGGTCCAAGGTACGAGGTCCACGCGCCGTAGGCGCGGGGACCAAGAGCCAACGCGCGTTAGCGCGTTGACCATTCGTCATGGACTAACGAAACTTGTATCATTGTATTGTTGTTGTGTAATTGAGATGCGTTGACCAAGTAAATCATTAACGAAGTAATAATCAGTATTGTTATAACCTCGCCAATCTCTATGCTTGTACCATGCACTATCGCAACCAGTTCTTTTAGGCTCATGTGTTCTACCGAAGTGATCGACCGCTCGTGTGCCATGCATTCTCATCCAATCATACATACATCGTTGATCACAAAACTCGTCATGATAATAAGTTTTCTTGCGCGTTTCATAATGCTTGTCGCCTTTAGGACCGCGTATGCGGTCCTTGGTTGTATACTCATGACACTTTGGACCTTGGCAATATTTCATTAGTCTAATAAAGTCATATAAGCTTTAACATTTAATCTGCTAAACTTATCCAACCCCTTTTGCATAATGTCGTATTTTTCTTCTATCTCAGCTAACTTAATAGATAGATAGAGTTTATTTTCTTCCTCAGTTAACATTGCCGATTGTCCTGAGTATGGATTTGTCACTTCTATTTTATCGCTCATAGTATCTCCCAGTTAGTTGCGTATCGATATCCTTTTTTATCTAGATCATAGTAATGTAAAAAAGGGCGATTGTCTTTTGATCTATTTCCAAATCCACGACAATCATCAGTTAAAATGCCGAAACGTCTAACTGTTTCGCCATCTTGTTTTGTGTATTTGATTTTAAATTTAGTATTGCTTTCTATTGATTTGTCCATAAAGGGGATTATGAAGGATAATCCCCTAAATGTCAATGCCTAGATTTTAGCTTGTTGTTGGTCGTATTGTTGTCTTGCCAATATCTTTTGTTCTCTTGATTGAGATTTATTCTTCATTGACTTTAACATCTCCGCCGCATTTTTAGGATTGTACATTATTAGTCCTGTACTATTAGTCCTAATTATTTCAGCGTCATTAATATTTAAGCCACTTTCTTTTGCAAACTCTAATGCTTCATCAAGATATTTATATCCTTTGAGTACATCTTTAATAAACTTCATTTGAGTTAAAACAGATTTAATCCAATTAGTATGACATTGAATTAATTTTCCTTTCGCAACTTGCCATATCATTAATTGATCAAACTCTTGCTTTGAACAATTTAATTGTCTATCACGACAATATTCACGACCAATTAAATCTAACTTATAATCATCATTCCACTCTTTTGCGTATGATGTTTGATTATCCGAACCACCATTAGTTCCAAGATATTTTGCGTTTGCATCTTGAAATTTAGTTGAATACGGATTGCGTTCCTTGTCCATCATTTCAATGTTGATGTCTGGATTGCAATTATCTTGTGCTTTCAACTCATCACGAAAATAAGCATATCCAAAATCATGATCATGTCTGCCATTATCTTGACCATTTATGCCACCATCAATTCTAAAATCAAAATGGTGTGATATTCTTTTATCAACCATTTTAAAATTATCATTCTCGTCACGTTCTTCGACTTTGCCCATATAACCAAGATGAAAGCAACTATCACTTGCGATAGTATCTACATTGTCAAATTTGTTTTGTAGGTATCTTGCTTTTTTAACATCATCATCAGTATAATGTCGTCTAACAATAGTGTGAGTTAAATCCCACGCCTTGTCCTGTTCTGGTTTGATACTTTCTCTTGCTTGGAAGTATTTTTCTTTCTCGTCAGTTTCTTCCTGTTCAGCATGAACACGCCAACGACTTGCGATCTTATTTCTTAACTCTTGATTTAGTCTTAATCTACTCATTGTGTCCTTTCGTTAAAAATAAAGTTATAAACCCTATTGACATTGGTGTCAATAGGATTATAAATGACAGTATGAATGAGAAAGAATTAACATATAATACTGCACTAGATATTGTCTTTATGAACAAATGTCATAATTGTGGTTGCACACCCAAAAATGATGAGTGGTCAAATAGAGCAAAAAATCTGTGCATAGATTGTAGGAATGATGATTGATAGTTTATGGTTTTATCCGATTATGTTTTTTGTTGGACTAGCAATATTGTTTTTGTTTGATATTTAAACTTGAGCCCTGGTCCTATTTGTTAGCATCGGATCCGCGAGTTAGTTATACGAGAGAAATGTGTACTAATGGGACCTGGGGTCAAGCTACAAGCTCCAAGCCTTGACAGCCTGTCCCATAGATGATAGGATACATTAGAAAGAGGTATAACATGGAAACAAAACAATTAAAAAGAATCGCGGACGCTCTAGAAGAGATCCTGCGACTGGTAAGAGAAGACATGAAAGAAATGAAGAAAGCGGCTAAATGAAAAAATTCACAATCGACGTATCACATGCATCACCGGGCCAGCTGCAGACCATTGGCCTGGAGCTCAAGATCATGAGCAATGCCTGGGAGAAGTTTGGTCCCCGGATCATGATCAACGGCCAGAAGCTGCAAGCTCCAAGCCTCAGGATCCCAAGACACAAGCATGGGCCGCGAAGCGGCAAGCCACAAGCTACAAGCCACAATATAACCGCATTCGTATAATATAAAATGTTATGTTAAAGAAAGAAGCAAGCGCCATCGTCGGAGGACTGAGCACGCCGGGTAAGATGCCCTGCTATTCAATAAATTTACCTGCAACAGAATGCAAAGTGGGCTCGATCCTGGCTAAGCAACCAGGGACCACGTGTCATGGATGCTATGCACTCAAAGGAAGATACAGATTTAAAACGACCAAGCGCGCAATGGCCCGGAGGCTGCGAGCCCTGAGCCATGGATCATGGACCGCGGCAATGACTGCACTGATCACCGGTCACAAGTACTTCAGGTGGCACGACAGCGGCGACCTGCAATCAGTCCAACATCTCAAGAACATATTCGAAGTTTGTAAACAAACACCAGGCACCAGTCACTGGCTGCCCACGCGGGAGCATGCGCTGCTTCAGCTCATGGATCCGGATGTAGTCCCAAAGAATTTAATTATAAGAGTATCAGCAACCAAAGTAGACGGAAGAGCCCCGAGCTGGTGGCCCTGGACGTCGACCGTGAGCACAACAACAAAAACATGTCCGGCGCCTGATCAAGGGGGCAAGTGTAAGAGCTGCCGTGCCTGCTGGTCCAGAGACGTCCCCAACGTGACATATGCAAAACACTAAAATAAAAAAGCTCCATGAAGCCTGGGCCGTGGCCCGTGGCTACCGACCAAAAGATGCAAGCACCAAGCTCCAAGCCGTAAGGCCCAAGCGCCAAGCTGCAAGCTCTAAAAAATATTATCGAAAGATTGTTGGATCCCGGTCCACGAATCAGCAAGCGTGAAGCATGCTCCGTGGCCCACGGACCATAGCTCATGGATCTCGGACCCTGGAATAAGTTTCAAGCCCCTCTGACCAAGGGTCTTGACCAAGATAAATGTTTTCTTTGGGTGTGATTTATGGAAGGCTATTTGGTGTGGTGAAAATTTGACTTTGTTGCCCTTCGCAACTTTTAACTCGACAGTGAAAAAGACCCCAGAATTATTGTAGCCCAACACATCAGGCATACCAAGTAAGCTAAGGTTTTCAATACGATTCCAGAGGATTCCTTTGGTATTTTTTTTAAGATCTTGATATAATTTACGTTCAGGAGCCATTTGATTTTAGAAGTAACATTAGTAATCATCTTTAAGCTTCTCGGGCACCCAAAGTTGAGCAACTTTCGTAGTTTTCATCACTAATCGATGAGCAGTATGACCATAATGACCAATGATAGGAGCAGTATGTTCATGCACTTCCATCCGTCTAATCTCACGCAATTTACCATCATCTCCTTCTACAAAGATAACAGCGTTTGAAATAGCATTCCCCTGGCGAGTACCTGTCGCATTTGCTTCAGTAAATTTAGATAAAAATTGTTGTAGGTCTCGGACCCTCATTACATTCCTGCCTTTCGCATACTGTCGATTCTTTCGTCCAGCTTAGCGTGCATCTTCTTATTCTCTTCCTCTAACTCTGTCAATCTTTCTTGTAATTTACCATTCATTTTTTGATGCGACTCATTGATCTCAATTAGTTCAGCAACTCGATTGTACAGATCATTATTATCTTTCTTCGTTCTATCCAACTCGTCTTGAAGATGATTAGATCTAGCTTGCGCTTCCTTAACACGGTTCGTTTCAATTCCTTTAAGAATAGTCAACTCACCCTCAGCTTCCTGACGAAGCTTATGCTCCTTATTATATTTCGCTTGCCAATTTAAATCTTCCCTGTCTTTTTTCATTTCTCCCATTATACAAGCACCAGCTTCTTGCTGTCGATCTTCGTCTCGATACTTCTCCATTTCATCTTTAATCATACTTTTAACATCTTTCATTATTGACTTTTTATCAATGTTACCTTAAATTGTCAATATGGGTGTTCCTAAAAGATTAACTGAAATGCAAATGAGATTCGCCGAGTTCGTAGTATTCGGAGGAGTAGA